GTGTAAAGCCATTGCGGCACTTCTTTGTCACTGTGCTGTGACTTGCTGGCCGACCATCGTCCGAATTCATTCTGACCAGGTTGCTCTGCTTTAATCCCGATTCGATTGGCAATACGTCCTACCTTGTTTGAAGTGATGCCTAACTTTTTAGCCACTTGGGTAGCACTGAACTCCTCTGTCCGCATTGTCGGCAACACCATCTCACCAGTGATCGCTTCAGCCGCCTTTGCCAACAGCGCCTGCTGCGAGCTAATCGATCCGGCTTTCATAGCAATTCGGTACAAAGCGTTCGCTTGTCGCGTCTTGGCATTGGTCATCGCAATCTCTGCTTGTTTGACAGGATCCAGCTTTTTAATCGGCAGTGACTTGATTGTTTTTTCCATTGCGTTAAATGCTGAGATGTATTTCAGCTTGAATTGATCTGCAGCCTTCCCGGTGAAACCAAACGCAATGAACGTAAATCCATCACGATTCATGAAATAGACCTTTTGTTCTCGGCCTCGCGAGTCGGTATAGGTGCTTGCCCTGTCTCTTATACACATCTAGATGTGTATAAGAGACAGTTTCTAGTCGCCATTAGTCTTCATCCTCCTTGATCGGTGTAATCCGAAGATGCTGGATCTCGCTTGGCATAACGATCAAACTTGATCCGTCTTTGTCATCAATTGTCACCGCACCAAACGTGCCATCAGGAACGTAGACATGATCAGCCTCTCCTGATAAATGTCCATGATTGCTGTATAAATCGTATGCAACGTTGTAATAGTCCATATTCAATCTTCTTTCTTTTTATTAATTCGTAGAACGCGACTACCTCGCTTGTTCTTGTGATTGGTAATTCTGAACTCTTCTGTTTCCGCAGCAGAAGCATCTTTCATCTCCTGCCGTACTCGATTGGCAATTGCATCAATTAACTTGGACGTACTATTGACGGAGCTGGAAAGCTCTTCTCGGTTCCGGAGCAGCTGATTTATGTCATGGCCAAGTTCAATCACTTCGCCGTCCTCATCCGGATATAGCGATTTGAGTGCCGCAGTAGTGGCCTTATCTCCGTCAATGTCTGGTTCCTCATCGTGAAGGATGTGCTTTGTCCACCAATCGATGAGCATCGGCTCAAAAGTATCGATAGCCTGTTGATCGCGATCAACTTTCTTCCATCCAAAGCTGTGACCACCTACGAGATAGGCAAAATAGACATATGGTCGATCCAAGACGTACATGTAGTGCTGGACCTGCAGTTGATACGCAATTGGGATATTGTCATCTGCCCATTCGCTAGATTTATATTCCATTGCTGTCTTGATTTCGAGAAAACCAGGTTCTCCAACAATATCGCGATCAATATTGGCTCGAAGGAACTCATGATCCGGTCGATAAAAGGTTTTGTTTTGGCGATACACCTTCTTACCGCTGACTTGCTCAAATTCCTTAGCCAGAATTGGTTCCATGATCGTTCCCCAATGAGTGAACTCATTGCCAGTATCATTAATCGGCAAGCGACCCGTCTTTTCAGCCCAGACACTGTATGGTCTGTCTCTTATACACATCTACCGAGTATGCCAAGTAATAACTGCGAGTTCGTGATTTCCGCGCTTTTCTCTCAAGATCTGGTTTTTGCTTCTTGGGTTCCGTTGGCGGCTGTTTATAACCACAGTACATACATGCTCCAGCCATTTTCTTACCGGTAACACGGCTTAATGGCTTAGGTCGATAAAGTGGCTTCCCACAATCTGGACAAAGCTCACCAAACGTTTCAAGTGCAGCCCAGATGCTTGGGCTTATTTGAAGTCCGTTCATATTTCACCTCGGTTCAACCTAATTGGTTTCCAGAAGTTCAGAAAGGCAGATCATCGTCACTGACGTCTCCTCGGTTGTGGTAGACCTGAGACTCCATACTGCGACCGATTGCCTGCTGCTGTTTGTCCTGCTGACGTTTGATTTCGAGAGCCTTAATGGCCTCAACACTGGTCAGTTTTTTAGATTCCCAGTTTTGCAAGATCGAATTTGCATAGTTGTAACGCCGCACATTGTTGTCGACAGATATATCAAGTGCCTTTTTTACAATGGCGATTGCCTGCTCTTCACTCGAACCAATCTTTTTGAAGTCATCGACCCAGTACATCAGATCCTCGCGAGTCTTTGAGCTAATCATTCCGAAGCCGTTGTTCTCCCAGAATTTGACCAGGTCTCCTCGCCCTAATGACGACAGACTCTTTTTTTCTTTTTCTTTCTCTAAGTTCTTTAGTAATTCTTTAGGTTCTTGTTTATGTGTCGTGCGTTGTGCTGTGCGTTGTGCCCTCTGTTGTGCTGACCCTTTACCAGTTTCTGGTGGAAAAGTTTGATAATCCGCGTAGTGTAGGACTTTAATCGTTGTGCCCTTCGTTTTAGTTTTTTGGACTTCTATCATTTTGTCTTCTTCCAGAAGTGACAGAAAACGATCTACTGTTCTTCGAGTTGTACCCCAGGTCTCAGACAATTTCTTGATGCTCGTGAGGCGCTGGCCAACTCCTATGGTGATCAAGTTGCCATTGACCAGAACCTTCCTCGGCTCGTGATTGACCATCATGATTAAATCCATCCACCATTTCGCGTATCGCTCATTTCCGTTCGCCCAGATCCAATTCGAGCGGATGGAGCGATACAGCTTGATCCAACCTCCGTCCGCCATGTAATCACCTCTGCTTTATCGACAAGTACCAGTCAGATGATGTTGGATGAGGATCATAGACGAAAAACTCGGCTGGTGTAACTTGAAGATATTGGCACAGAATATCGCGTGTGCTGAGTTGGATCATCTTGCTACGGTTATAAACAATGGACGCCAAAGAACTTCGTGAGATTCCCGTATCCACTGCTACTTGAGTTGTCTTAAGTTTCCGTTCTGCCAGCAGCACTGCAAGATTATTTCGAATAGCCATCAGC